AGCCTTTGTAACTGATCCGTCAGCTCCACAGAGATTACCCGAGGAAAAGAATGGTCAGTGGTGGGAGCGCGTGGATTTCAGCGCCCGATTTAATGAACTAGTAACGGAAACTTTGTCCGAGGGTTATGCCACAAGCGGAGAAGTAATTGTCTACAACGAATTTGGTACCCAGCTTTTTGACATCACGGAGGTCTAAATGAGCAGCCCCGCACTCCCACTAACTCCCATAGTCAATGTCAGTGTCCTGGCTGGGCCTGCTCTTGGTACGCCTCCGGCATTGAATCAGGGACTTATTATTGGCCCTAGTCCTCGAATTACTCACGCCGTGAGGCTAGTGCAGTACACCGGTCTGGTGGGTATGCTGACTGCGGGTTACCAACTTACTGATCCTGAGTATCAGGCGGCGGTGCTGTACTTCGATCAGTCGCCAACGGCCCAGTTCTTGTGGGTAGGCCTACAAGATGCCACTTCTTTGAAGACGATTGTCCCCCACACTGGTAGCGCCGGAACAAATTATGTGGTAGGAGACATCGTTACAGTGATACAAGGCGGGGCCAGTGGCGGTACAGCTACCGTATCTACTATCGGAGGCGGCGGAGCAGTAACCGGACTCACTGTTAATCTGGCAGACGGTACCGGATATGTCGTAGCTAATGGGCTGGCTACTACAACTAACAGCGTAGCTGGGAGCGGTTTACAGGTGGACATCACCGCTATCGGTGAAACCCCTCTAGTAGCTTTCACGAATTGCCGTCTTGCCAACTCTACTTGGTATAGTGGCATGGTGACTAGCGCAGTGACAGCAGACCACGAGGCAATCGCCGCCTATGCCCAAGCTGCTACTCCTATTACATTTTACTACGGTACTACGGGTGATGCCGCGGTACTGAATAACACCACTAACAATCTGGCCGCTTTTCTAAAAGCTGCGGCATACTCCTCCACAGCGATTATCTACTCTACCACTCAAGGAGGTACGGCTCCAAGCAACATCTATGCGGCTGCTGCCTTGATGGGCAGCGTAATGGGTCAGAATACGGGCTTGCCCAACAGCTACTTTACAGAGTGGGGCAAGGTGCTAGTTGGTGTTCTGCCGGAGCCTCTTACACAGGGGCAGATCAACGTTATCAATGGGAACAACTGCAATGTGTATGTGGAGTATGTGAATACTTACAACATCTTACAGCCCGGAGTTACACCGAGTGGCATCTTCATCGACCTGATTTTGAATCGGGCTATTCTACAGCTTTCCATCCAGTTCAATGTAATGAACCTTCTGGTCAGCGTTCCAAGCGTTCCGCAAACTGATCCTGGAGAACAGCAACTTATTCATGCTGTGAATCAGGCTTGTAATGCCGCAGTAATAAGTGGCTATCTGGCTACAGGCGGGACCTATGAAGGTATTCAGCCTATCATTACACTTGAACCAGGCTCGCCTCTGCCAGCAGGGTATCTTGCTCAGGCGTATCCTTTCAGTACCCAATCAGCGGCGAATCATGCCGCGAGACAGGCGATGCCAATTTATGTGGTAATTAACGAAGCCGGGGCTGTACAGAGTGTAGTTATCGGCGTGCTCATCAATCTCTAAGGAGAGAACTCAATGCCTTTCCCGGGTACACAGACATTCCCTTACAGCTTCAAAGATACGGCCGTGGTAATTACTAATCCGGCTCTAGGTGGCTCTCCTATTGTGTTTGCTGGTGAAGAGGGAGCTGGCGAGTTTACTGTGGTAATGCATTCGGAGCGTACAGCTCACGACACTGCGGCTGACGGTAACATCATGGTAAGTTATCTGGCTGGCCGTAGCGGGGCTTTGAATATTCGCGTGCAGCAGGTGAGTGCCCTTCATCAGGCACTACTCGATCTGTACAATATCCTGGAGGGCCAGTCAGAGCAGGGAAATTCTACTTTGTGGGCGGCTACGCAAATAAGCCTGCGTAGCTCCGTGACTAATAGCCAGCATGTGCTGAGTGGGGTCAGTTTCAGCAAGATCCCCGATAAGCCCTATGCCGCACAAGGTCAGTACGTAACCTGGAACTTGATGGCTGCGAATGTAGTGAACTCGTAATAGGAAAGGAAGTGTCCTATGGAAGCCACATCCAAGGACGTAAAGATCGGCGAATTTACTTACCAGTTAGGGAGATTTAATGCCCGCGACGGAAGCTGGCTTGTTGGCCAGTTTTTAACTCGCGGGCTTCTGTACGCTCTAGAGCCACAGGAAAATGGAAAGCAGATGGATGAGAAAGAGCTGGCTGGAATGCTGGCTATTACTCTCCGAACTTTCAATGAGGCAGATTATGAGAAGGTCCGGATGAAGGCACTAGGCGTATGCAGACGTTATGAGGATAGAGGAGTGGGTAGCAATGCTCCTATCCCTATCTTCATGGCAGATGGCGTTCGCTATGCAGTTTCTCCAGAACCTGATCTTGTGGATTTAACTATGTTGATGTTGTCCTCTCTGTCATTCAATCTGCACTGTTTTTTCGCCCCAGGCTCTCTGGAGAAACTACTGACCGTATTTCCTGGGAGCCAGTCAACACCTGGATTGACGGCTATCTCCTCCGACCAGTAGCTGCTGGTCACTGGCTTCATCGGGATTGTGATGAAATGACTTTCGATAAGCTGGTAGAGATTAACGAGATGATGGATGTGAGACGGGAAAACGAGCGACGGGCAAGGGAAGCCTGTTAATGGCTAACTACGAAACCATCCGTAGCTATCTTGTGGGTCTTGGCTACAAGATAGATGAAATTTCTTCCCGTAAGTTTGAAGATGCCCTGAAGCGCTCGGCCATTTTAACGGAGAAGTTCGCTAAAGGAGCCGCTAAAGATTTTACTCTAGTAGGTGGAGCATTCATTGCCGCCGCTTCTGCTATTACTGCCGGTGGCATAGCTCTTGCATCTTCTGTGGCAAAGCAGGATTTAGGTTTCCAGCTCTATGCTCGCCGTATGTACATGGCCACAGACGCAGCCAAGAAAATGAAGATTGCAACCGATTCGCTTGGCTATAACCTGGAAGAAATCATCTGGGGGCCTCCTGAGTTAGCTGACCGCTACCGGCGTCTAGTACAAGATCAAACCAAGATGCTGGAGATGCTTGGCCCGGGCTTCGAGAAGAAGATGTACAACTTGCGGGAGATTGGCTTCCAGTTTGATCGCCTGGGAGTAGGTATCCAGTACTTTGGAATGCGCTTAACCGAAGACGTTCTTAACAAGTTATTCGGTGGTGAAGAGTCCCTGGAGAAGCGCATGGAACACCTCATCGACTGGTTCGAATCCCCACAAGGATTCGTAAAGATGAGCGACCAGTTTAGTAATGTATTGGCACCAGCCATATTAAAAGTAGCTCATGCCTTTGAATGGATGTGGGATAAAGCTGTAGGCGTAGCTGGGTTTCTGAATAAGTGGTTAGCTCAGCCTGGCGACAAGCTGACGGACTACGATCAGGATGTTAACTCACCTACATTTGGACAGCTTCGCAGTAGTGCCATACCTCAGCCAGGCGGAGGAAGTCAGGCAATCGACAGGCTGATAGAGAAAAGCCCAGGTGCATCTGCATTCAACTCTTTTGTGGGGAAGTTAATCGGCGGAGCGCAGTACAATCAGGAGATTCTCCGAGATGCCCAAAAACTGGGTCTTCCACCCGGATTAGCTTTGGCAATTGCCGACAAAGAATCTGGCGGAGATCCATATGCGCCTAAAGGAAAAAAAGGTGAAGTCGGCATGTTTCAACTCATGCCTGACACCGTAAAATCCCTAATGGCACAAGGGATTATCAATGACCCCAATGACCCGTCGCAAAATATCTGGGGGGGCTTGAATTGGTTGAAGATGAAGCCTGGCGGCTTGTCTGACAAGATCAAGGAATACAACGGTGCCGGGCCTGAGGCTGAGGCTTATCGCAATGATGTATTGAAGCGCTGGCAGTCACTTGATCCGATGGGATTCTCTACTTCTGGGATTCAGCCCATCTCCTATAGTTTTGGGGATATCATTGTAAGCCAGCCCAATGCGACTCCCGAGCAGATTAAGAAAGCCGTAAAAGACGGGATTGACGACCACGTTCGCCAGACAGCTTCGAGGCAGTTTCCCTATGGAGCGATAGCATGAGCGCTGCTTATCGTCCACTGAATTGGGCGAATCAGCCTCAGCTATACAGCATGACTTGTACTCTACCAGCTCCTACGCCTTCTACTGGATCGAATAATAATCAGTCAGCTACAACAAACCCCCAGACTCAATCACCCACTACGTACTACTTCGATGCCACACTCCGAGTAGAACACACTCAGGAGCTAGTTTGTACGGAGCATCCGGTGCAGGTAGGTCCAGCAATAGTAGATCATGCTTATCTTCGGCCCGCAAGAGTAGTTCTGGAAGTTGGCATGTCCGATGCCATGCAGAGTTTCAGTTCCTCGCAGTACACTGGAGGCAAGAGTAAAAGCGTAAGTGCCTACCAGACATTTAAGCAAATTCAGTCTGCCCGGGTTCCTATTACTTTGTCTACTCGCCTTGATACTTATCAGAACATGGTTTTGGAGGATGTCAGGGGGACAGAAGACAGCCGCACATTTCGTGGATTTCGCGGCTCACTGCACTTCCGCCAGATCATCAGTGCCAGTGTTAGTCAGACTACGGTTAGTGTTCGCCCAGATCAAACTGACAGTACTAATGAAGGTACGAAAGGCGTTTTGCCCGTAGATCCGACCACATCCGGGGCAGTTGCTACAATACCGTGAGCCAGCAGATCATACCTCTTGATAATAGTCCGAATCAGACGTGGCAGGCGTCGGTTCAAATTAACGGCGTTGTAGTTACCTTCCTAGTGGTTTTAAGCTACAACGAAATTGCCGAGTACTGGGTAATGAAGATTTACGACAGCAGCCAGAATTTAATACTCAGCAATGTACCGCTGGTTACTGGGTTAAACTTGCTGCGGCAATTTCAGTATCTCCAAATCGGCAGCCTGTTTTTGGTAAATGTGACTGGTACTACTCTTTTGAATTATCCCGACAATACTGACTTGGGGACAGATTTCAAACTGGTGTGGTCGGATAATCGAATTCTTCCCGTAGCGGCATGAGTGTACCACAATCTTTATTTCTTCGTAAGTGGCAGCTGGTAATTAAATCAGCTCCCAGCTCTGGTCAGCAGACAGTTATTACTCTACCTGACCCTAAGACAGGCAATGCCGAGAGCTTGCGAGTAACCTTCGACGTGTATACCCGATTCTGGAAAGACATCTGGTATGCCCACATTTGCATCTATAATCCCAACGAGCAACTATCCAATTTTCTTTTGGGACAAGGACAGAACAGTAGTACACAACCATCTCCCAGCGCCAGTAACCAGACATTGCAGATACAGCAAGCTATGGAAGTTACTCTCAGCGCTGGCTACCAGAAGGGAGAAAACTACGGTGTAATCTGGGATGGCTTTGTGTTGCAACCCCTCTTTGAGCGAGAGAACCAAACGGACTTTAAGGTTACGCTGAATTGTGTACTCGGATTAGATGAGATAGGCCGCAACTGGGTGGGAAGAACTTTTTCACAGCAATCCGTGAGCCAGATGCAATTGATCCAATCCATAGCTAAGAACTCTTATCACCCAATACCCATTGGAACTATTTCTTCTACTCTTACTAAGAAACTACCACGCGCTCAGACTTTCTTCGGCTCCCCAAAAAAGATACTGGACGAAGTAGCCCGCGATAATAACATGAATTGGTTTCTTGGTCAGAAGGGCCTCTTAAACTTCGGGAAGCTGGATGAAGACTTGTCCGTTTCTTCTTCAAATGCCATTCAATACACCCCTACTACTGGTATCGTAGGTACTCCTGTACAGTTGCAGTATGGTATTCAGTTTAGGCTTTTGCTCGATTCCCGAGTTCAGGTAAAGAAGCCACTGATGTGTGTGAACATCAGCAATACTCAGGTTCGCCAGCTGTTGAAACAGGCAGGTGTTCTTCCCAGCATCTTGAGTAATGATGGTACTTACGCTGTAATTGAGGCTCGATATCGTGGAGACACCAGAGGCCAGGAGTGGTACACAGACGTGATTGGAGCCTTACTGGCAAAAGATAAGTGGGGCGCGATTCAATTGGCCGCTGGTGATCTACAGGCGTTTACTGGATGAGTAATCCCTCAAACTTCGTAAATCTAGCCGTAATGATGGGAATTCCCGAAGCAGCCCTCGAGGAAATTCTTTATCAGCTCGCGGCTGAGTTGAGAGTAGCTATCCCCGTAGTTGTGGTGAGTTTTAACGCCACTAAACAGACTGTGGTTGTGCAACCAGCCATTCAGGAAAATGCGCTGCAAAACGGTGTACCTACTCCTCAGGCTATTAGCGCTTTAGAGGATGTAGTTATCTGTCCACCTCGAGGCGGTGGTTTTACGTTGACTCTGCCTCTTCAGGCCGGTGATGAAGGTTTTGTAGTATTTCAGGATATGTGCTATGACAACTGGTATCAATCTGGAGGCGTGTCTAATAACCAGGCTACTCGACGCCGCCACAGTTTGTCTGACGCCATGTTCATTCCAGGCGGATGGAGTCAGCCACGAGTACTTTCTGGATATTCTACTACTAAGGCCCAGTTACGTAGCGATGACGGTACCACTCTGGTAGAGGTAGGTTCTGGGGAAGTAACAATTACTCCAGATAGTGGTACAACAAAACTTGTAGCAACCGCCGGGACAATTACAGTTACGGGCAACTTAGTGGTTAACGGTAATCTCAGCGCAACGGGCACCTTGGACGGCAAAACTTTCCTTACTCATACGCATTCTGGAGTTACAACTGGTGGTGGCAATACGGGCCCGCCTGTATGAGTACTCCCGTCATTACATGCCGTCAGTTGGGCCCAAATAATGACCCGTACTGGGGTCAAGGTCAATCGAACTACTTGCGTGATCTAGCCGCAGTAGAGCAGGCGATTTATACAAGGCTGTTGTTGTTTCAAGGCGAGTGGTGGGCTTCAACTCTAGACGGGCTACCTTTGTGGCAGAGTATTTTAGCCCAAGGTGCGAGTCCTAGAGCCTTACAGCAGATGGAGCTGATAATCAGCTCTCGCATTCTCGGAACGCCCTACGTCATCTCTCTGAGCGCCGTGGTAACTACTTTTAATGCATCGACTCGACAGTACACCTACAGCGCTACGGTTCAAACTCAGTTTGGCTCCGTTGTGATTACCTCTACGCCCACTCCTGTGCCTGGAGCGCTTCCATGAGTTATGCTGCTCCTACTGTAACTTCAGCAGGGCTTCAGGTAAATGCCTTTCAGGATATTCTTAACTACTATCTGGCGGGGTTTCAGTCGATCTACGGCAGTACGGTATACTTGGGAAACGACTCGCCAGACTATCAGTTGATGGCGAATGTAGCTCTTACAGCTGCGGATTGCAATGCAGCACTGTTGCTGGCTTATAATCAGCAATCTCCTGTGACAGCAGTTGGTGCCGGATTAGATACTATTGTTGCTCTTAACGGCCTAACTCGTAAAGTAGCTAGCTTCTCTGTGTGCCAGGTAACTCTGACTGGAACTCCAGGCCAGGTAATCACTGGCGGAGTAATTCAGAATGCTGCCACAGGCGACCTATGGAATCTTCCAGCTACAGTAACTATCAGCGGTGGCGGGACTGTAACGGTAACTGCCACGGCGCAACAGTTAGGAAATATCAATGCCTTAGCCAATCAGTTGACTGTGATTGTTTCTGCTACTTCTGGTACTGCCGGCTGGACTAGCGTCACAAACGGCAGTAATGTGGCAGTTCTTGGTCAACCCACAGAAACCGACAGTCAATTAAGGGTGAGACAGGCAATTAGTACGGAGTTGCCCAGTGAGACTTTAAGTGCCGGAACTATTGCGGCGATATTAGCTGTACCTGGAGTGACCCGGATCAATAACAATCCCACACTAGGAGGGAACAATACCCCAAGTTTCGAGAACTTCACCGGAGGAACTGATAGCTGGGGAAATCCAGCACATTCGATCAGCCCTGTAGTAGAAGGCGGTAACGCTTTAGCCATAGCTACGGCTATATATAATAACCGAGGTCTGGGGGTTCTGACAAACGGCTCGACGGGCGGAACTCTGGTTACGCAGAATATCACCGATCCATTCTCTGGCGTAGTGATTCCAATAAACTTTGCTACGCCTACGGAAATACCGATTTTCGTCAGTCTGAAGGCTCATGCTTTTCCAAGTGGTCCCGGAAGCAGTGTTCTTGGCCCGTTGATTCAAGCAGCTATTGTCAACTATATTCAGAGCCTACCAATTGGGGCATTGATTAGCTTCGGTGAATTAGTAGCTGCGGCGAATAGCGTTAATTTTCCTGGGCCTCCCACATATTCCATTCAAGCCAGTAATTTCTTCTTCGGCACTTCATCCGGTCCTAGTACCAATACAGATATAACCCTGAGCTTTTTTCAGGCTCCTCAAGGTGTAATAGGAGACGTAGTAATTACTTGGGTATGAGCAGTTTTCCTGTACAACCGAGCCTGTCTTACTATCTGGCGAGATTTACCAGTGAGTATCAGAATGCCACTAACCTGAAGGCGTTTGCGTCTTTACTGATGCAACCCTTTTTGGATGTAACTGCCTGTGCCGATACTTTGGATGCTGCATTCAATATCAATACGGCAGTAGGAATTCAGTTGGATAAGATAGGCACTCTACTGGGAGTCAGCCGTACTCTTCCATTTACTCCCGTAGGTGTAAATGCCACAACTACTAGCGCAGTAAGTTCTACTGGCTCTCAAACAGTCACGGTAAATAACACCACTTATATGACTATTGGCGGTACTCTGGCTATAGGCGGAGCTAGTCCAGAAAATGTTGTTGTTACGGCTATAGTACAAGGGGTGTCATTTACGGCGGTATTTTCTTTTACCCACTTGAGTGGGGTTTCTGTAACAAGCACTCCACCGAGTGGTGTTCTTGGAGACTCAGATTATCGAGTCCTATTAAAGGCCAGAGTTATCTTTAATCAATTCAACGGCTTTTACATGGGAAGCAAGAGTATCCTGTGGCTAGCCTGGCAACTCATCTTCCCAGGCGGAACTATCTATATTCTGGACAATCAGAATATGACGGCGACGATCACTCTTGCTGGAGTCTTCAGTGTTATCCAGCAGCAGATGATTACTAACGGCTTAATAGTGCCGCGATGTCAGGGAGTGCAGTTTACCTACGTATTCGCCCTACTACCGTTATTTGGTTTTGATGGAGCTAATCCTACACTGGTTGCGGGCTTCGATGTTGGGCACTTCGCGTGAGGAAATAATTTATGGCTGATACCGACTTTTCCCAGTTTAATCCTCCTGCCACAAACATCGAAACAGATGCCACCTTCCAGTCTGACTCTACGCGCACTGGCGGAATTACTTTTGACCAGATCATGTCATCAGTACTAGCGAACAAGATTTTGTACCAGGCCAGTACAATGAACCGTTCTCTAGCACTGATGCTAGTGAACAAAGGCTATAGTCCAAAAGATGGCACCAGCCCATACCAAGCGGACAGCAGTTCAAATGCGGCGGTGACGGCGCTTTCCGCGGTGCTGGCGAACATCCTGACGAAGGCCGACGTCCCGCAAGTGGCCAACCGCACCGCCGTGGTGATCACCAATCCGGCCATCACGACCCAGGGGATTACCGCGGCCGTCCCGACGGGGCTAATGTCCGACACGCAGGTCATACGAGTCAAGGGCGGCGTGCGCTGCACGGCCAGCCCAGGCGCCTCGACGCAGGTGTTCATAGGCGTCGGGGCTACAACTGCGACGGCCGGGCTATCCCCGGCCCCCGCGCTAGTCCAAAGCGGGGATTTCCTAGAATTTGAAATAAACATCGGGGCGGAAACGTACATCTTCATGCGCGGAGTAAGCAACGCGCTGCCGGTGTCTCAGTCGGGGAAGCAGGCGGCCATTACGGGGATGGCTTCTGGCCTCGCCGTAGCGATTAACGTATCCGGCATAGGAAGCGGGACGTTTTCCACGGACTACATCTCGGTCGAGGCCGTCCCGGCATGAGGTCCCTAGCCATCATCCTCCTGGTCGCCTCGGCCCACGCGCAGGCCTCGATTCCGGCCGCGGCCGCGCAGCTCCTGGCCGAAGGCGCCGACGCGTACTGGACGGACTACAACGCGCACGGCCCGGGCTTCAGGGAGCACGACGCGCTTGGGAGGCCGTTCGTCAGCAGCAGGCCGATGCTGGTGGCGTCGATGTCGGCCGAGGCGGCCATTAGCCTGTACGCGGGCCATTGGCTTAAAAGTCGGGGCCACCCCAGGCTGGCGCGCCTCCTTCAATTAGTAGAGATCGGCGGCCATTCCTACGGGGCGGCCCAGAGCTACCGTAACCGGAACCTAAAATGAGAAAAATCCTCTGCATTCTTCTCCTCCTCGCCCCCGCCCTGGCCCAGAATACCGTCACGGTCACGGCTAGCCATATTTACACTGGAAACCAGCCAATACCCACGCTGCTTCCTGCCGGGACGATCCTATTCCAGGCGGTGAATGCCCAGGGTCAAAACATCAGCTATCAAACTGGAGGTACTGGTCCATCATCTACTGCACCGACCGTGTGTGCTATTACGAACGGGGCAATCACTGGGCCGCCATGTATTTTGCCGAATGTAGCGACAGCTATACCACAGAACTTCTGCTTTAGTGTCACCGTCAAGAACGCCACAAACGTCGTTGTACTTGGCGGCCCGAATTCTGGTTATCAGTGCGTGCAGCCGGTGAAAGATGGACCTTGGTGTGCAGCCGGAATCTGCAACTTCGATCTATTTTCTCCAACTCTTCCCAATGCCGTTCTTGTGATTGATCTCCCCCCGCCAACTGCTGTAACTCTTGGTGGAATCTACTCCGGGAACTGTCCGACGAATCAAGCTGTAATTGGCTATGATACTACGGGCCATGAAGTATGTGCTTCTGTTATTAGCTCTGGTGGTACATGGGGAACAATTACAGGTACTCTGTCAAATCAGACTGATCTGTTTAGCTTTCTTCAGACTCTGGCTCCGCTCAATAGTCCATCGCTGACCGGTGTACCTACGACCCCAACCCCATTACTCTCTGACAGTTCTATAGCCATTGCCAACACCAGCTGGGTCAGTGGACAGGGTTTTGCGCCTCTAAGCAGCCCGAACTTTGTCGGCGTTCCCACAGCTCCTACTCCACCTACTGTAGACAGTACAACTAAGATAGCTACGACCGCGTGGGTAGCTGCTCAGGGTTTCGGCGCCGGCACTGGGAATGTCACCGGCCCGGGAAGTAGTACGCTTAACGACATCGTGTTATTTGGAGGAGCCAATGGAAGGTCAATTACAGATGCTGGCTTCGGATTTCCGCTTGCTCCCAGTCACATCGGAACACTGGTTGCCGGAAGTAACGGTTTGGTCAATTCCGCCACGACAGATACCACGAACGCTTCTAACATCACCAGTGGTACTTTACCGCCAGCCCGGTTACCAAACCCAACTTCTACTACGTTAGGAGGGGCGAAGACATACGTAGCAGTAGGGCATCAGTGGGTCAATGCCTTTTCCACTACGGGATTGTTTTCCAGCTCTCAGCCCGCGTGCGGCGATCTGAGCAACAACGCTCCGAGCTGTTCGATTGATGCTACAAATGGCTCCAACATTTCTTCTGGAACAATTGCAGCAG